AGAGTACGGACCAAGCAACCTTTTCACCGACCTTGTTTATTACTTGTTGACTGATCAGGTGGGTGGCGCTGGTGCGTTGATGAATATGACCAAAGACAATGCGTCTTTGTTGGAAGTCAACGATTTTATCTTGACCTCTCGTTTTCTGTTTAAGCAAAAGCTGTTCTTTAATGGGGTGATTGTGGAGCGGACGAACCTTAGACAGTACATCACAGAAATCGCTCCATATTTCCTGTGCAACTTTGTTCTGACAGACGGCAAGTTCTCTCTTAAACCCGCCATTCCCGTATTTGAGAAGAGCGGCGAAATCAACACCGGAGAGATCGAGGTTGATCAGTTGTTCACTGCTGGCAACATCCTTGAGGACAGTTACAAGCTTGAGTATTTACGGAGTGAAGAGCGCAGGCCGTTCAAGGCTGTCATGCGTTATCGCAAGGAGACAAGAAACCAGCTGCCTGAAGAGAAGGTTGTAGAGGTAACGCTTAAAAATGACTCTAGGACTGACGATTTAGAAGCACTGCCGGAAGAGCAGTTCGACTTGACGCAGTTCTGTACGTCTGAGGATCATGCTGTGATGGTCGCCAAATACTTTTTGGCAATTCGCAGGTATGTCACGCACACGATTAGCTTTTCAACCATAGTGCATGGTTTGAGCTTAAAGGCTGGTTCGTACATCAAGGTCGTCACAGCGTCATCTCCTTACAGCAGTGCAAGAAATGGAACAGTTAGTTCAACAGGTGTAGTGACGAGTGCTGAAGAGTTGGAAGGGAACAAAACTTATGACATTACTTACTACAAGTCCGGTTCAGAGGATGTTCAGGACGGCCAAATGACCATCAATAGTGATGGCACGGTAAAAGAAAGCGAGTATCACGACATTATTTTTACGATCAGGGACGAAGAGGTCAATCAGCACATTTACGTGGTTGAGCAGCTTACGTTCTCCCAAGAGGGCACCGTCGATATTGTCGCGTCTGAGCATCCTTGCGATGATGACGGGACAGAAGACAAGGCTAAGCTTGTTAGTAAGATTGCGAAGCTAGTATCAAAGCAAGCTCCGTTTGAAGTTGAGGACGCCTAATGCCTTTCCCAGAACTCGCCCCAACTTCCCGCACGTTTGAAGCCGGGGACTACCCGATTAAAACGTTTACATCGCAGAGCGGCGTCGAGACGCGGATTCTTTACGGCAGTCGGCGTACCAGACAGAGAATGTCTCTGACGTACCAGAACATCTTCGACCATCAAGCGGAGGAATTTATTGACCACTACGACGAAGTGTTTGGAACGTTGAATCCGTTCAGCATTGCATCAGAAGGAACAGCCGACGGCGCAAAGACAGGTTGGAACGCATTCGACGTACCAGATCCGGTTACAACCCCCTATCCCGCGGGAATCAATGACGATGGAAATGCTTATTTGGCAGGAAAGTATGAAATAAAGGTCACTCCAAAGACTCTCGTCGAAGGGCAGTCGTTTAAAATCACTACGCTAGGAAAGCCAGACGCCACAGTAACTACAAAGTATTCAGCAAAAAATAATCTGACGCTAGATGATTTTGTAACTGGATTTTTAAGTATTCCTAGTTTCCCGCATAGCGTTACTGGTGACATTCCTACAAGAGGTTACTCTGAAGTATTTGGGTCAGGCGTTGCTGTAAAGAAAGACGCAAGGCTTGAAAATCGAGAGATTTTTCTTATCGAAATGTTTAGTACAGATAGCACGCCTCAGTTGCTTGCCAGCATACACGTCCCCATCACTGACAGTAGTTTTTCTATAAACAACCAGCCTCTAGCCCAGGCGAAAACAATTGGTGTTGGTTCGTATAGCGAAGGTTGGCGTTATGAAGGTCCACCCCAGTTGACGCAGGTGCGCCCTGGCGTCAGTACTGTTACAGTGAATCTGATTGGCGTCCTTGGTGCCTCCTGATGGCGCATTTTTATACCGGCAGAGACGGCGAGTTAAGGCATAACGGCAACACCATTGCCAAGGTTGCCAACTTTTCGATCCAGTCGAATTTAGAGACGCTTGAGACCACCACTCTGGGCGATAATGACCGCAGGTACTGCCCTGGAGTGGTGGGTTACAGCGGAAGCGCAACCCTTTTGTACTACGAGGACGACAGCAAGAAGATAGCAGCCGGAGAGGTTTTAAAGAGGATATTTACCACAGACTCTCAAGGTGTCACCACTGATGCCAAAAAAGAAATGGAGTTTAGGTTTAATAACGGCAGCACAACACGCAGCATCAAGATCAAGGCTTACATCACAAGTGCGTCGATTGGAGCGGTTACTGGTGACATTGTGCGAGCTGAAATCGCGTTCCAAGGGGATGGAACGCTTACTGAAGCGCAATTTGACTGATGACTGTTTATTTAGGCACTTACGGCACTATCGAGCTGCAGCGCCAGTCTGCCACGCCGTTTTTTCAGTTCGAACTCAAGAGTGATGACGTTGATATAACTAAAAAACGGTTTAGCTTTCACAAATTACAGCATGGCGACTTGGTGACTGGTGACAAAATAAAAATTACAGCCGACAGTTCTTTAGGTTTAATTTCTGGCAGCACAGAAAAAAGTACTGAAAAGTATATTCACGTTGACACAGTAGATGGTATCAGGCTTTACGACACGTTTGCAAAGGCCGTCAATGGTACGCAGGCTGATGCTGAAACGCTTACTAAGCCTTTGTCTAATTTAAGTGTCAAAGTCGAGATATTGAATGATGCTCGTATTATTGCGCAAGTCAAGAGTTTTGAGCTTAATACGGAGCGCGAAACCGTTGATACAACTACGTTGTCCGATGATTTCCGCAACCGCATTAGCACCCTTATTTCTGGGTCGGGACGAATCAGTGCGTTTTGGGAATACACAGGCGACACCACGCGTGAGGTGCCAAATTACATCCTTCAATTAGTTTTAAGAACAAAAGTTGGCAGCAACTTTAAGGCACGCTTTTTCTTGAAAGTTGATGATTACAACCCTAGCGGGGTGTCGGCAAGAGCAAACGATCTTGTTTTCTACGACATAGAGGGAATGCTTACTTCTGCTGCAGTGCAGTTTGCCCCAGACAATGTGGTTGAAATTGCAGCAGATTTTGTTACGACAGGAGCTATTCAGCTTCGTATGGTCACAGAACCGCCAGTCAAGCTCCTCAATGAGGATGGAACGTCAATGGTTCTCAAGCCAGGCAGCACTGCTAAGCTTGGCATAACATGACTGGTGCTGCGCCCTAGCCAGTAAGGAGTTTTCAGTAATGTCAGACCTTCGCATCACTGAACTGACCGCTCTTACGGCTGCGGACCTGGACTCGTTAGATGTTCTACCTGCTGTTGACATCAGCGCAAGCGCCACTAGGAAGCTAACGGTTAAAGATCTAGTCGAGAAGGGCGTCACGTTAATTGCTGACGACACGGTTCCTGGCAAAAAGCTTTTATTCAACGCAGACGGCACAGACGTTATCCCAACAGCAGGTGTCGCTGACGATGCGATCACCACTGCAAAAATTGCAGACGATGCAATCACGGCAGCGCAGCTTGCGAACGAATCAACCGTTGATCTAGTCACAGAGAAACCTCTCTCTGGTGCGTTCACCGGTCAATTTGCGCTTGATATTGACGACAACAAGCTTTATTGCTGGGACGGTACTGCTTGGCAAGACGTAGCAGCTCCCGGTTCAATCAACACTGTTGAGGGAGACACCGCTGGCATCGTTGATATTGTCGTCACAAAGACTGCTGATACGGTCACCGTCGCTGCCAGTGTTAACGACACTGGTGCTGCAAACCAATTTCTTGCTGGCCCAACCACGGGCGATGGTCCGGTTTCCTATCGAAGCATCGCCGCATCTGATCTGCCTACGGCAAGCACAAGCGACAAAGGTGCTGTGGTCGTCAACGGTGAAGGGCTTCGGATGGATGCCGGCACCATTGAAGTTGACAACGACGTTACCGCTAGCACCACACACCACGTCGTCACCTACGACGCCAAGGGTCTAATTACTGGCGGCAGAACGCTTACTTCTACAGACTTGCCGATTGCGACAGCTTCTGCAGTTGGTGGTGTCATCCCTGGTTCGGGACTTTCTGTTGACGCCAGCGGCAACCTAGATCACAGTAATAGCGCAACACCTGGAACGTTCACCAAGGTTACTGTTGACGCTCAAGGCCATGTCACAACTGGTGACACGCTTGATGCGACTGACGTTCCAGACCTTCCGGCTAGCAAACTCACGTCTGGCACGATCGGCAGTGCGTTGATTGCTAGTGATGCAATTACAGCAGAAAAGTTAGCTGATTCTTCTGTCACCAAGTTTGGCGGAGCCGGATCCACTTCGAACGTGGTGACTTTTCCGACTGCTGATTTTAAAGGTCAGTTTTTCTTTGATGAGCTTAACGAAGACCTTTACATTCATACGGGATCAGCGTTTCTGCCGATCACGGTTATCAGCGGCAATCTGATTCTTGCTGGAACGTATGACGCCAGCACCAACCTGCTGGACAGCGTAACCAGCGAAGGTAGTGCCGCTGGTTTTACAAGCGGGCAAGCACTTCCCGCTCCAGCGACTACCAACCAAAACTATTACGTCGTTGTTTCCACCTCTGGAACGGGATCTGGCGCAGCGCCTTCAGTTGCACTGGCCCCTCCGGACATGTTGCTGTCTACCGGTGCAGGTGCTGATTTCACGTTGATTGACGTTTCAAACGCAATCGCCGGTCAGACTGCAGCAAACATTAGCTTTACCGCTTCTGGCAACATTGCGGCGACTGATGTTCAGGCTGCAATCCAAGAGCTTGACTCAGAAAAGCCTGGATCGGCCAGCCCGACATTTACTGGAACGGTGCTGCTGGGCCAAAACGCTGTATTGGCGTTTGAAGGCTCTGCAAATGATGACTATGAGACCACCATTACGGTCACAAACCCGACTGCTGACCGGACAATCACGGTTCCGGATATTTCCGGCACCCTGATCACCTCAGGTGATACGGGCAGTGTTACCAGCACGATGATTCTGGATGGCACGATTGCCAACGCAGACATCAGTGCAACTGCTGAGATTGCAGTTAGCAAGCTTGCAAACGGTACTGCACGTCAACTGCTGCAGACCGATCCTGCTGGAACCGGCGTTGAGTTCACCAGCAATGTCGATATCCCTGGAACGCTGGACGTCACTGGAGCGACGACGTTTGATTCGACGTTGCAGGTTGTCGGCAACATCAGCACTGACGCAAGTCTGGTGTTTGAGGGTGCAACAGCAGATGCTTATGAGTTGACGCTGAGTGCTGCTGATCCAACGGCTGACGTTACCGTCACAATTCCTGCTAGCACTACAACCCTTGCCGGCCTTGCTGTTGCTCAAAGTTATACAAAAGCGCAGCGTGGAACGCCTGTTGCGTTGACGGATGCGGCAACGATTGCTGTTGACCTGAGCCTTGGCAACAACTTCACGGTGACCCTTGCGGGCAACCGGACGTTAGGCGCTCCAACGAACGTTACTGCTGGTCAATCTGGTGTGATCGTGGTGACGCAAGACGGCACAGGGTCTAGGACACTTGCATATAACACGGTATATAAATTTGCTGGTGGAACGGCACCGACTTTGACGACAACGGCTAGTGCTGTTGATGTTCTTGCCTACTATGTAGAGAGTGCGACCCGTATTACGGTCACTTCGCTGCTGAACGTCTCATGAGTATTCCTGGTGCTGCAAGTCCGCTGTTTCTTGGAG